TTGAACCACGGGTAGAGTTTCTTGATTGCCGGTATGTCATAACCTATGATGTTATGTCCGACGATCTTGTCGGCTTCTTCGAGCCTGGAGATCCCACGGACAACAGGTTCTGAGTTACCCGTATCATTGTATGCAAGGGTTTGGTCAGCTTCGACATCGTAGATGACCAGACAATGAATGCAGGAGAGATCATACAGCAAGCCGTTGGTCTCAATATCAAAAATCAGGGTAGTAGTCATTCCAGTGCCTTATTACACCAGCAACAATAAATAGGTTTGTCACAAAGATCAGCCCGTTAGTTGCGAGGTTGAGAGCGAGCAGCCTTAATCGCCGCCGATCCGTTCCATTGGTAAGTTTTGTCAACGAACTGCGCTTTTGCAACTGCTTCAGGGGTGGGAGGGTTGGGAGGGTGAGGCAACCAAGGGTGCTCAATCTCGGATTCAGAAATCTGTGGTTGCATCGAACTCAGGTTCGGGTTTAGTTTCATTGAATTTACAGGTGGCTAGATCATAACTCAGATTACACGCGACGCCAACTTCGCCAGAATAGCGATTCTTAAGGACTCGCACTGTCGTACTACTTCCTCCAGTTGGGGCCTGTTGATCTCTTTCGAGTGCAATAACTCCGTCAGAGAGTTGCGCAATTGCCGCGCTTCCCCTGAGCTGTCCAAGTGTAACACGTGCTCCTTCCTCATGAGGTGTATCGGTTGATGTACGTCTGAGGTGGGAGACGAGGAACATGGCAACACCAGTGCGTTCAACAAGCGAGCGTAGGCGTGTCATGGTTGTGTCAATCATTCGCCGCTCATCTCCATCCAAGCCGCTAAGCAGGATAGACAGGTGATCAAGGAAGATGACCTTTGCATCGAGACCTGTAGCCAGATACTCAATGCGGTTGTAGATCAGGTCTGGGTCAAAAGAACCAAACCCATCGAATAAATAGAGATTCCAATCAGCAAGAGTCTTTTCGTATGCATCTGTCAGTGTAGAACGGTCGTGTTCGCCAAGGTGTAGGGACTTGCCTACAGAAGCAGACATCAGTCCGAGAGCAGTACGGCGGTTGGATTCTTCAAGTGCCAGGTAACCGACCCGTTCGCCTTTGTTAAGAAGGTGAGTTGCAAGTTCACGACAGAAGGAGGATTTTCCGATGCCAGAGCCTGCAGTAATTGTGACAAGCTCTCCATACCTGATCCCGTGCAATTTGTGTTGTAATCCCTGAAAGGGGTAATCATGATCTGCAGGAGGTGATGGTGTTGTTACTAGTTCAAGTAGGGACTTGCCATCGACAATACCATCAGGACGGTACGGGACGGCATTCCAGATAGCCTCACGAATCAGTTGCGAATCGTCTGCCTGTAGCGCGTCTGAAGCATCCTTATGTACCTCCAGTCGTGCAATCTTCGTCTTCCCAGGTGGCAGGACGCTTGCTGCATCCTCCGCCGCCTTACGGCCAGCCTCGTCATTGTCGAAGAACAGGACAATCTCCTCATAACCCTGGAGCCAGGGGATAGCCCGTTGAATCGACTTCCTTGCCGAAGCGGCACCGCTAGGTAGAGATACCATTGGCCACCCCGGCATAGCTTCCTGACAACTAGCCGCATCGAGTTCGCCTTCTGTAATGACGACTCGTTTTCCAGTGGCGGGAAACAAGTGTTGCCCAAAGAGGGTGCCTGGGACATTGCCTTCGTAAGTAAATAGTTTGTCTTTGGTTTTACTTTTGCATCCCTCTAATACTCCAGACTCACTGAAGTAGTAGAAGCGCAATACCTGACCGTCCTTGTGGATGTGGTATTGCTTGCAAACTTTTTCTGAGATGCGACGCTTGTGCAACCGTTCGGCAGATCCGCGCATCGAAACTGATGTGGTCATTTGATGAATGTGTTCAACAGCATCTTCTCCAGGTGTGTAGGTATTGCATGAGAAACAATAGCTGTGACCATCAGAATACAGTGAGTTAGCATCTGATGAACCACAGCTAATACAAGGCTCATGTCTTATGAATTCAGAATCTTGAGTGATAAGGTTCCCCATATTCTTCAATCTGGTCTTCCCAGGGACAGTATGGTAGGCCGATATTGTTATCAACCCAGCTTTGTATTCTTAACCAAATACCGCCTAAGGCATCATCAAGATCTTGGAAAAAATACACAAGATTTAACTTGTCTTCATGGTTGTCCTCTAAGTATCGAGTAAACTTGTAGAATCGCTCTACAATGTTTTCCTCAACAAATCTCATTGCAGCGTATAAAATGCTGTACCACTTATCCATTGTTTTTGGGAAGCGGTCGTTGAGATTTTCATTGATCTCATACAATGTCAGGTTAACCATTCGATGGGTATTGATTGATATGAGCACCATGGGAAGCCGTGCTTTTCAGCCCACTTCGCATAGGTGGTTTTAGATCCTTTGTAGATCTTGTTATATGGTGCTTGAAAGACGAAGCGAATATCTAAGTCGGGATTGCAGCTCTTCACTGCTTTCATCTTCCTCCGGTCTTCGCTCGTCAGGCGTCCTTTCACTTCGAGAAAGACACCATTGATCAAATGGAAGTCGGGTAGATAATTGCATTGCAGTTGGTAGGGAACTCTGCGGTCTTCGTATTCATACTTTACTTTCAAGCTGGAGAGAAGGTCAGCGACCTTACCCTCCAAGCCTGATCTATACATCAGTCGTTCAGTTGTTTTTCGATGATCTCTTCGACGATCTCGGAGACCGCACGACGCATCTCATACTTGAAGTCGCTGCGATCCGCCTTGTAGCGGGTGACGCTGATCTCAGGCAGAGAGACAGTGAGGGTGCCTTCGTACAAGCCGAGGGCTTCGTTTTTAGTGCAATCAAAGGTGATCATCAGAAGTCGTCGTCAGTGGTGGAATCGGTAGTGGTCACGTTAGGCTCGGATGCTTTGAATCCGGCAGTTGTACCGAACAGAGCAGCCACATCTTCAGCAGCCATATCACCAGTATCTACAGCAGCACTGTTGTTCAGTGCCACGAGTTGTACGCCCACAAGTTTAAGGCTAGTACCATAGGTGATGCCATCACGCAGGATGTATGGTTTTTGATAGAAAGCGAGTTTCACACGACTGCCAGAGTACATAGGAATAGACTCATCGGTGATGTGAGTGCCCTCAGTATCAACAACCGGAGGCTTGCTTTCTTCATTCCAGGAGAATTTAATCTTGTATTGACCTTCAGCAACTTCTTCCCAAGGCTCAGGCTTGAGAGTAGAACGCTTAGGGTTCTTCAGTTTAGTTTCTGCCCACTTCAGGGACTCAGTACGATCCTCTTCCAGCTTCTCAACCAGATTGGAATCGACAAGGGCAGACAACGAATAGCCAAACTTGCTTGGCTTCAGTACAGCTTGGTACCCTTCCAGGATAACAGGCTGTTCAGTTTTGTGGATGGTGCGGGTCATTAACAAAAGAAGTAGGTTGAGTCAATCACGGATTCTGGTTCCAGATCTCCGATGATCGGTGGTTCAGTCTCTGCGCCTATCTGTTGCGCAAAGTCTCGAAGGTAATCATGCTCTGCAAACAGGTGCATGTACGTCTCGCGTACAACAACAGAAAGCAGAGACATGTCAGTAGCACGACACAGTACAGAGTCATGTATCAGTGCAATCGGTGCCGTAAACTTAGTAGCAGACAAGTGCAGCAAAGACGCATCAAGCGAGTGGATTAGATTAGGCGCTGTTGCGTTCTTGTGGTGCCGTTTGTCTACCTCATTTTTATCACCGACTGCGACCTTGAGGTCACAACGACCCATCAGCTGTAGTTCTAATGTGGTCATCTTTTTCTTCATCAGGCGTTGTGTAACGACAAACCCCGATGGTGTAACCCAGGTCAGCTCTTTCTCACCACGGTCGATAGCTTTGCCTACCTCATCCTCAATCCACGACATAACTGCCATAGGACCAGGGACAACGATATTCATAGCATCTCTGACTGCTTTGACAGTCTTGGTGAGATCATCTTTATCTATCTCTACACCCTTTTCTTGCAGTGCGTCCCTGATATAACCCCGATTGGAGTAAGGTTTAGCATTGTAAGGGACAGTCATGACGACCCTTTTGACCGTCTTTCTGTCCATGTAGGGGCGGATGGATGCAGGACTTTGTGGTTTAGCTTGTTCAGCAACAACCTTGTATGCATCCTGTGGTTTAGGACTAGGGAGGACGTTTACAAGTTGTGCAGTAGATTTGTCACGTGCCAATCCTGCCAGAATTTGTAACCCTGAACAGGTGGCGTCTGTTGCAACAAATAAGCCAGTAGTTTTGCGCTCTTTAGTGACGACACACCTGTAGTACTCCTCACAAGCTGCAAGGAACTGCCAGGGTTCATCTAGTTCACCCCACTCATTGACTGTACCAATAGGATCTAACACCACACGCTTGATGAATGTGAGGTTATCACCTGGCCATCGACGCCTCTCTTTCATGGTAGCTTTATCCAGACCTGCACAGGTTGCAACTTGGAAAGCTAGCCACTCTTCAGCATCAAGAGTCATAGGAGCTTCTTCATAACTCCTCAACAAACTTTTTCCGAAGTCTGTGTCTTGTGGTGTGAGGAATGCAGGGATAGGGTAAGCACGACCCCGATAATCAAACGACCACGGAATGTAGAACTTATCTCTATCTTTAAACCTATTCACTGCTTCCATCGTCATTCGAGTACGACATGACTTTCTAAACTCATACGCTTGTCGGTTCTTTACCTCAGCAGAGTCCCGCTTGTATGCTTGTCTAGATTGTTTGTTCTCCTCAATGTCAATGGGTTTAGGAGGTTCTGGATGATGTACGATAGGTAAGAACTTTCCAACTGGTTGTTCTCTCTTATCTAACTCTTCCGCTACTCCTACAATGAAGTGGTTTAAACAGTAAGAAACCTTCTGAATTCTATTCAAAAACTCAAGAGGTTTTTCCCCCTGTATACGGACGGGGTGGCCTCTACGAACAAGATCATGACCGCGCATAACCTCGTTGAGAAGGTATCCACCTGGCTGCTCATTGCTCCAATCATTCGGAGGTATAAGCATTGGCCATGCAAGCGGGCAGAACAGCTCCGCCTCACGCATTAGTGCGTCCTTGATATCCATGAACGCTGCGGTTGGTACAATGTACTGGAGAGTCTTGGTACCCTCTCGTACATTGAGCTGCTCGAACCACCCGCTAGTTTGCATGATGCAATCAAGCAGCCATGCTCCAACTCTAACGCGATTTGCACGTCCCCAGCAATCCCATTTCTCAAGATCTTTTCGGTTCCAGAGTGTCTGGATGACAGTGAGTTTCTGTTGTGTGCCGCTGGATTTGTGCCAGTACTTTGTTTTGAGGTGATGTAGTAATCCAGGTGCTGTACGTTCGTAGAAGCGCATCTGACACTCATCTTCGATAGCACGGCCGATAGCATCGCATACATTTTGAGCCTGGTTGGCTTTATCTTTGTATGAGAATACTTTATCAAACGTGACCTTGAGAGATATTGTAGCAGATGCTAATGTTTCAAGTTGTGGTAGATAAGTTGTAATGATGTCGTACAAGTGACCATGACCACAGCTTAACTTAATAAGCCTAGTCTTTTCAATGTACTCTACAACTTTTGGTAAGAGAACTTCGATAGAAGATGCACCGTACACTGTGGCAGATGCATAGCTTTTGTTCTCTAAAGCTTGTGTGTTCTTGTGAAGTTTGTGCAGACCATGAGCGATAGCTTCTCTCTCAAATTTGATCTGCTCATCAATCTCCGCTTGTGTCAGCAATAAGATCCTCCTCGTCGTCGTGAATGTGGATGCATTGAGCCAGCTCAGGGTAATCCTCAGCTAGCTCGTAATACTGGTCAATCGTAATCAATGACATCGGTAGAATCGGGTGAAATAAAGTGAATAGCTGAATCAGTACAAACGGTGAACTCTGCACCCTCAGCCATGAGACTTTTGACTTTGTTCTCAGCAGCGTGTTGCTTTTGATATACGAACTCTTTTACCTTACCTTTGTTCTCAGCACGGATAATGCAGCAGACAGAGGATGGTAGCTCCCAGCCTGCAACTTTCCATGACATGATCTCTTCAAATGTGTGACTCTCGAAAGCATCGTCGGGTGCGTCTTTGTATGCTTCCCAGTTATTCGGATAGTACGGTTTACCACTCATCGGCTTGTCTCACGTTGATTAGTTCATCGTTGCGTTCATGGGACAACTCTAGAGCCATCCATGCGGCAGACTCAGAGTCGGGTGCTAGCAGATGCATAGTACCTGAACTTAGTGTTACTTCATACAGCTTTGGTTGCTTTGTTTGCATTGGTGCGCTTGCGAGTTGTACGTTTTGGTGGATCAGGTTCAGGTTCTGCGTCCTTGATTTGTATGCTTGCCATGAATGTGTCATGAAACTCATCACGCAGTTTCTTATACTGTTCGACGGTTTCTGAAGGGGGAGAGCTATAGTGATGGAGCCAACATTCGACTGCATTAAGTAGCAGCCACTCACGAGTTCTAGTCATTTAGTGCTTCAACGTATTGCAGGTAGATTCTAAACCAATGGGCGTACCCATGATTAGATTTGTTTATGGTAGATTGCCACGGTGCATCCATTGCACGTAGACAATCACTCATCCGAAGATGCCACATCGACAACGTTTCGCTGTCGTAGCAGTCGCTTCTCATAGGAGGAGTTAGCATTGTTCGCACGGGAGTAAACAGCAAGCGTAGACAGTAAACCTACGCAGCCAATAACTGCAAGGATGATGTTAGATTCAGGCATTGTAATCAGTCGTTGTTGTTGTGCTTATCGAGGAAGGATTGCAGGTTGTTGATCATCTCTTGAGTACGCTCAATTTGGTGAGGTTTGAGCGACGTGATCTCATCAAGAATGTTATCTTTGGCGCAGATAGCATTGCCAATGGTATTGAACATCTGGTCAACGCTGATACCTCCAACCTCAAGACGTGATTCATCATCATGAATAAAGTTCATGGTGTCATCATGCTTACAATAAAACATGTAAGCATCTTTGAGGAAGAAGGTGTAACTGACAGTGGGTGAAAGCATTGCTGCGTCCTTGAAATGTAGGGTGTGAATGTGGTTAGGGTAAGATAGTGACCCGATGTTGAGCTGCTAAGTATAGCTAACTCAGTAGTTGCGGAAGAGGTAGGTATTCTCGTTGAATTGAACCTCAGAGTAATCGTAACGAAGCTCACAGTTCCAGACAGCTTCCCAGTCAATGTGATTGGTGATGAAGTCAGGAAGACGAGACATATCGTAGCCTTCAGTTACCATATTCTCAGCATACTCTGCGAGCTGAGAGTCACCGTAGCCAGCGAACTCTGCTTCGAACTTGTCTTCGAAGTCCATCGCGCATTGAATACCAAACTCTTCGTCGAGCAGTGCAATGAAGTCATCATACTCTTGCTCTTCGGTGATGTAATAGGTACGCTCGGAGATGCTATCGACAAGCTCTTGCTTATCGGTATCGAGTGCATCATACCACAGAGCGAAAGCATCACGAACAGAGATGAATTCAGGAGAAACAGTAGCAGTCATGTTGAATGTGAAAAAGGGTGAACAACAATAGCCGCTGAGGACTATAGAAAAGCCCGAAGGCTTTAGTATAATCTACAGCTAATCAGCCAACGACGGTGTATTGATTGCCTTTGCAGTATGCATTGACAAACTTACCAGCAGACTCAATCTCACCAAACAGGAAGTCAGTAATTGCTTCGCCGTTAACGTTCTCATACAGGAACGATTTGGCGTTGTTGACATACTCAACGAGTGCTTGGTTAGTTGCAACGTTGAGCTTCAGGCTACGGATAGCGGAGGACTGCAGGTTGTCAGCTTGGAAGAACATGATGTGAA